TAGGACCCCCTTCAGGTTGAGGAGCCTTGAGATCAGAACCAGGATTCTCGCGTTCGTAGGATTTTCTTCCTTTCTCATTCAATCCTCCTTCTTTGTTCTTACCTTCCTTCCTCTGCCAGGCAGCAGATTTTTCAGCTAGATTTTTTTTTTCATCGGACTCGTAGGAGTCCTTGATGTACTTATCCTTTTCACTCTTCTTACCTTCTTTCTCTCTGGTAGAACCCTTGGCGTGCTTCCAACGATGACCAGACTTCTGGGCGTCTTCTTGTCCCTTGTCTCTCTGCCACTTGGCATAGTCACGTTCTTTCTTAGCCTTCTTCTTCTCACCATGCTCACTATCATAAGTGGCATCGTCAGTTCCCTTTCTAGCTTTGTCAAATGCGATTACTGCTTTGACTTGATCAGGGGTGTCCTTATCCTTCTTCTCTTGAAGTTCAGTTTCTTCATTCTGAACACCCATGTACAACATAGGCTCACTAGGATTATAAGGAGCTTGATCAAATCTTTGGATCTTAGCACCAGGATAGATCTTCTCAAGAGCAATTTGTGCTTGCTTTCTAGAAGGTCTCTTGACCTCAGGGAAGAACAACTTGATAATCATGTACTTACCCAACCAGGTAAATCCGACAATGTAGATGTTACCGTTCTGGGTTACTCTTGCTCTCTCTTCTTCTACATATTCAACTTCTTCTTTCTTAGGGAACCTACGCCTGACATCAGCCTCTGATCTCTTACCGGCAGCGTCAGCACCCATTCTATCATTCATTCTCTTGACACTCTTCTCAGTGTCCTTCTTCATATTATCCATCTCATGATCATCACCATGAGTACCCTGTCTCTGATGATCAACAGCACTTTGAGTTCTGGACTTTAGAGATTCAAGAACTCTTTCTCTCTCAGTCATCTGAACTTCTTCTACCTCTTCCTTCTTCATCTTCGCATACTTGACAGCGGGAGAATGCTTACCTAGCATCAAACGCTTATCTTTTTGATCTTGGGTCTCTGCTTTCTTACCCTTAGCTGCATCCATACGAGCAGCACCCTTAGGGTCAATACCCTCTTTCAGAGTTTTAGTATCGATACCTGCCGCCTTCATGGCACGCAGTTGAGCAGGACTAAATCTATTCCCTTTCATGGATATAAAGAGTTCTTTTTCTTATTTATATTATAAACCAACAACAGTATAAGGATCCAGTTCAAAGGCAAGTGTCTTCCAACTGTTTATGATATACACCTGAACTTTCTGTTCATCGGTGTTGAATATCATAGCACCATTATTAAAAGATATGGCATCTCTTTGTGCCGTTGTCAGTGTCGGTGGATAGAACTCTGACGTGGCTGTAATGATACCAGCCGTGATAGTATTTGAAGATACGTTCTCAGTGCCACCAGCACCCGCATTGATACCTGTTAGCGATGAACCATCACCATAGAATTTTGTCGCCTGTACTGATGTGGCACCAGTTACAATACCGAGTGTGGTGACCCCTACAATAGTTACATTACCAGGGTAACTGATTGTACTTCCACCGTAATTCTCATTCCAGGGATTGATTGTATATACGGTGGTTGCAATACCAACTCCGCCCGTGTCCTGAATGGAGAACAGTTTTCCATCAAAAGTGTTTAGAGCTATCTCGCCTAACTCTAAATTATTAAGCGTAGGTCTTTTTCCAGCGACTGCCGATCGCTTAAACTTAATCTTTGGAGATGCCATTATATCGAGCGGTATATACCTTTAATCTGTTATATAACAGATATTAGTATTTAGAACTCGCCCCCATCGGCCTTCTTACGAATAGGCTTCTTTGGTTCTAGTTTGGCTTCTAGTTCTTGGATTCTTTCGTTCTGCTTTCGGATAATATCATTCTGGTAAGCAATCTTAGATTCCAGGATGATACTCTGGGTAAAGTAATCAGTCATTTTATTCTGTAAAGTATTCACGTAAAAATTCAGTTCTTCAGCATTCATAAGGGGAAGTCAATCCCCCTATATATCAAGTGAACGCACCACCGTCAACTGTGATATTCTCCAGAACTCTAGTGGCACCTGAGTAACCGATGACCTGTGATGTTCCAGCCTGGTCATTAATCCACAGACCCTTGGCTTCAATTACGGCCCATGCATTTACAGATGCTACAGAGTCACCAGCACCAACCGTGGTAATAACGACATCGGTTGCAAAACCGATTCGCATGTCCTGACCTTCTGCAACCTTTGCGAACATCGCCGCAATCTTAGCATTGGTAGAGTTAATACCAACATGGTTGTAGTACATCGTGATACCACTGTTCTTAGTGGTAACCGCTGCAGGAGGTTGTAGAGAACCATCAGCAAGTCTTTGGAGACCCAGTTCAATAACAGGTGATACAACTCTCAGGTCTTCAATATCAACGTTAGTGACAGAACCACCAACTGAGAGGTTACCACTAATTGTGACATTACCACCAAAGGTACCGTTATTACTTACCTCAAGTGTTGTACCCTTGAATGTTCCTGCTGTAGAAACACCAGTAATAGTATTGGTAACACCAGTGATGTGGTCAATGTGACCTTGGCTCCATGCAAAGGAGGAGTTACCCAGGTTCCTAGTTGCATCAGGAGTAGGAATCAGGTTACTGTCAATTCTTGCGGTGACAGTCAGAGTGTCAGTGTTAGCATCACCAATGTCAGTGTTACCTTGGAATGCTGCACCGTTAGTTGCAGTGAAGGTTCCTTGTGATTCAAGATCAGTAGAAACTGTAACCTTACCTGTAGAATCGGCAAGTGTAATCGCTGCTGTTCCATCCTTTGCTTGGATGGCTCCAGTCTCTACAGTTGGAACATCCAGTTCAGTCGTAATATTGACTGTTGCAGGAAGACCAAATGTAACAGTGTTATCTGTTACAGCAGTTTCAACTTCACCAGCAGTACCAGAAAATCTTAGTGTCTGACCAGTCTGGAACAAGTCAGTTGTTCCTGAGTCGGCAGCAACATTAAAGGTAACTGCAACACCAGTTAATGAATCCTCAAGGTCTTGTAGAGCT